AGTAAAGATTGATCCAATCCCACCTGAAGAATTTTTAATTGAACGTAGAGCTAAATCAATAGATACAGCTAACTTTGTTTGTCATAGAGTTAATATGACTAGAACTGAATTAGTTGAAATGGGTTATGATAGAGATATAGTTTATAACTTACCTACTGGTGATTCAGAATATTATCTAGAAGATAGACAAGTAAGATACCAAGATACAGATTTTTCTGCACCACAAGATAGAGGTGATAATTCTACAGACGAAGTTTTAATTCATGAATGTTATGTAAGATTAGATGTTAATGGTGATGGTAAATCAGAACTATTAAAAGTTTGTCTTGCAGGTACAGGAGCATATAGAATTTTAGCTATGGATGAAATTGATTCAATACCTTTTGTTTCAATGACACCAATCATTATGCCTCATAGATTCTATGGTAGATCTGTTTCTGAACTTATTGAAGATATACAATTAATTAAATCTACTGTTATGAGACAGATGTTAGATAATATGTATCTAACTAATAATAACAGAATAGCTATTCAAGATGGTCAAGTAGCTATGGATGACCTATTAACAAATAGACCAGGTGGTATCGTAAGAACTAAACAACCACCTTCTAATGTTATGCAGGTTATGACAGCTCAACCTATTACAGAACAAGCTTCAGGATTATTAGCTTATTTAGATTCTGTAAGAGAAGCTAGATCAGGTGTTACAAAAACTGCACAAGGCTTACAAGCAGATCAATTAAATACAGATACTGCAACTGGTATGAACCAAGTATTGACTCAATCTCAAATGAGAATGGAGTTGATTGCAAGAACATTTGCTGAAACTGGTGTTAAAGATTTAGGTGTTAAGATATTTGAATTACTTTGCAAGTATCAACAAAAAGAAAAATTAGTTAGAATTAGAGGTGAGTTTGTTCCTATGACTCCGTATGAATGGAGAGATAGAGTTAATCTTTCTGTTAAAGTAGGATTAGGTACAGGTTCAAAAGAACAACAACTTATACTTCTTAATAGTATTCTACAAAGACAACTACAAGCTATTCAACTACAACAAAACGTATATGGCCCAGTTGTTAATCTTAAAAATATTTATTCTACATTACAAAAACTTGTAGAGAATGCAGGTCTTGGAAGTGTAGAACCATTCTTTATGGATCCTGAAGTAGGGGCAGCACAAATGCCACAACTTCCACCAAAACCACCAACAGAGTTTGAGAAAGTATCATTAGCACAAGTTCAAGGTGAGAACCAAAGAGCCATATTAGATTCTGAAGTACAGATGAAGAAAATGGAATCTGCACTTAGACAGAAACTACTAGATTTTGAGCTTCAAGTTAAAGAAATGGAGCTAAAATATGGTACTAAGATAAATGAGCTTGAAATGCGTAATAGATCTATGATAGAACAACAACAAGTAAGACAATCAGGTGATTTATTTAAAGAGATAATGAAAGGTCAAAAACAGTTCTTTAATGACAAAGGATCTAAACAAACAGATTTCAGAGGGGAAGAAGGCACAAATACTTCTAGACGAACCCCTAATGAAAGAGGCGTTTGATTATTTAAAAACTCGTTATAGAGAAGAAATATTCAATACGTCTTACAGCGATCACAATCAAAGACAAGTTCTTTGGATGGCCTATAATATGGTCGAGAAAATCAAAGGACATCTTGAGTCTGTGATGAATGAAGGCAAACTAGCTGCCAAAGAGCTAGATCAACTACAAGACTTAACTAAGTAATTAGAAGTCTACTTCGCCAATCCAATCCAGGAAGCGATCAACCTAAAAGGAGAAATCTATGAAAGTAGATAAAACAATGCAAGGTGCTGCTGATAAAATATCAGGACTACTGAACCCTCAAGCAGGACAATCAGAACCTGAGAAAAAACAGACAGAACCACAAGAGCAAACACAGGAAAAACCAGTTGAAGAAACTAAACCTGATGTTGTTGAAGAAGTTAGCCAACCCGAGACTGAGGAAGCTAAACCTGAAACTGAAAGCTCTGAAATAACTGAGACAGAACAAACCGAATCACAAGAAATACAAGAACCTTCACTCCACCGAGTCAAAGTACAAGGTCAAGAGTTAGAGGTCAGCTTGGACGAATTGAAATCAGGTTATTCAAGAGACTCAGATTATAGACAAAAGACTCATGCTTTAGCTGAGGAAAGAAAAATCCTTGAAGAACAAAAGACAAGTCTTAGTCAAACGTATGACAGTAAGCTAAAAGAATTGAATGATTTAATTGGTGTTGCCAATACATATATCAGTCAATCATCTGATGTTGATCTTCCAAAATTATATGAAGAAGATCCTACTGCTGCTGCTAAGGTAGATTTTCAAATGCGTCAGCAAAGAGAATCTTTTAACAAGTTAAGGCAACAAGCTGAAACTGTTAAAGCACAACAGTATAACCAATATCTAGATGAACAAAAAAAGTTAGCTGCAACTAAAATTCCAGAATTTAGTGATCCTCAAAAATCAACAAAATTCAGAACTCAGATGAGAGCAACTCTCGCTGATTATGGATTTAATGATCAAGAGATTGGTTCACTAGCAGATCATAGATTCCTTATGGTTCTAAAAGATGCTATGGAATTTAAAAATATTAAGAGCAAACCAGTTACTGCTAAGAAAGTAACTACTGCTCCTAAAGTTGTTAAATCAGGAACTCCTAAAATGGAGGATTCTAGACGTGCTGCTGTTAAACAAAAAATTGGTAGATTGAGAAAATCAGGTAAGATGAATGATGCTCATTCTGCTATTCTTGAAATAATCGGAAAAAAATAAGGATAAAACATGGCACAACCAACAAACACATTTGATACGTACGATGCAGTAGGTATCAGAGAAGATTTGCAAGATGTGATTTATTCTATCGCTCCAACTGAAACTCCTTTCATGAGTGCAGCTGCGAGAGAGCAGGTAAAGAACACTTTGCATGAGTGGCAAACAGATACACTAGCGGCTGCTGCAACTAACAATGCAGTAATCGAAGGTGATGAAGCTACTCTAG